GTATGGTGTACCTAAACCTAAGATTGATGATTGGCAGAATCTAAGTCCTGAAGAATATCAGTACAGGTGTGAAGAAGACGTTAAGATCAACGTGAGGTTATGGAGAGACCTAGACAGGAAGCTAAGTAAACTATACCCCCTCAGTGGAAATAAGGATACATTTGTTGACTACATGACATTCAAGATGGAGTGTGCTAGAGATCAAGAGACCCTCCAGTGGAAATTGGACGTAGACAAAGCAGAAGGTCACTTAAAAGAGTGGGAGAACCTAAAGGCTGAGAAAACAGAAATGCTTGCTGATGCTATGCCACGTAGAATTATCACAACAGTACGTAACAAACCTAAAGTTATGCACAAGAAGGATGGTTCTCTGTCAGCAAATGGAGAGAAGTGGGTTGCACTATGTAAAGAACAGAAACAACCACAGACTACTCAGTCACTAACAGTTAAGACTGGAGAAGAAAGAGCTAACCCCAACAGTACGGATCAAGTTAAGGATTGGTTGTTCTCACTAGGTTGGAAGCCACGTACCTTCAAGTATCTAACTGACAAGAAGACAGGGGACACGAGGAAATTAGAGCAAGTACGTAAGGATGCAGACCTATGTGGTTCAGTTAAGGCACTGGCAGATGTAGAACCTGCTATCAGTCTACTTGAAGGTCTATCTGTTTTGTCGCATCGTATAGGTGTTATAAAGAGTATGGTTAACTTACAAGTAGATGGTTACGTACAAGCTAACATAGCAGGTCTTACTAACACTCTTAGGTTTAAACATGCAAAGCCTCTAGTTAACTTACCATCAGTTGATAAGCCATATGGTAAAGAGATACGAGGTTGTTTGATTTGTCCAGAAGGTTATACATTGTGTGGTGCTGACATGACTTCATTAGAGGATACAACTAAACGTCACTACATGAAACCACTAGACCCTGACTACGTAGAAGAGATGTCTAAAGATGGGTTTGATCCTCACTTAGACTTAGCTAAACACGCAGGTGTAATCACGCAAGATGATATCGACAAACACAATAGTGGAGAAGTATCTTTATCAGCCCTACGTAAGAATTACAAAGTAGTTAACTACAGTGCTACTTATGGTGTTGGTGCTTCTACTCTATCTCGTAACACTGGGATGCACACTAAGGACGCAAAGAAGCTCCTAGAAGCCTTCTGGTCACGTAACTGGTCAGTTTATAAGGTAGCTAGTACAGCCCGTACAAGGGACTTATTTGGCTCTACATGGCTATACAATCCTGTATCACAATTCTGGTACAGTCTTAGGAGTGATAAGGATCGCTTCTCTACATTAAATCAAGGAACAGGAGTATTTTGTTTTGACAGTTGGGTATCTTTATGTCGTCGCTATGGAATTAAAACCATCGGACAATTCCACGATGAAATTATTGCACTCGTACAAGAAGGAGAAGAAGAACAAACTAAGGCTACAATGGAGCAAGCTATTGAAAACCTTAACCAAAAGCTAGAACTTAACGTACCACTAGGTGTAGATGCACAGTTTGGTAAGAGCTACGCAGACATACACTAAATTTATTTTTTTGTCTACCTTGCATATTGGCAAATTTAGACGTTATATATAAGTACCAACAGCCGAAAGGAACTCGACATGGCTAAATACACAATGGATATGATACTTGAATACGCTAAAGTATTTCCAGAAAACGCAGACATGGGTAGTCCAGATGGACCTCGTGCCGCACAAGCAGTACATCAGAATGGTGGGCAGTTTATTACTAATGCTTACTTCACTGATGAAGAACAAATCAGCAAGCTAGAAGCTGAAGGTTTAGACCTACATCCTATGAATAGTGATCGAATACGACAAGGTAATGCAGATCTAGGAATAGGTAAGTACATGAAGGTCAAACGTAAGGTTTCTGATGTAAAGAACTTTACAGATCGTAATGGTGAACCTGTCACGATTGATTATGGTGGCGCACCTAAAGTTGTTAACCTAACTGAAGGTCGTGAAAGTAAACGTATGTGGGACTTCTCTAGTGATGGACCACTAGGTAATGGCACTAAAGCTAAAGTACAGTTTGAAGTGTATGCTAATGGTGCAGGTGTACGTCTACTAAACGTAGGTGTTACAGATCACGTACCATATGAAGATAACGTAGTGTCAGAAGATGACGAACTGTTTAACGTCTAGGAGTAGAAAATGAGAGTAAGTGTTAATGCATACATGGAAAAGGATGATGATGGTTACAGTGGGAGTGTTGATATGAGCAGGGATGATATTACAGAAGCCCATGAGTTAGCTCAACTCTTTGCTGAAGCCGCACATGCCTTTGGTTTCACATATGTTAAGTCTGTAGGTTTTGAATGTGAAGATGGTGAAATGATGTGGGGTGACACTTAAATGGACATGGGGAAGGTACTGATCGATGGTGATATAATTGCTTATCGTGCGGCCTTCTCCACTCAACAGGAAGGATCTTCAGATACCGAAAGGAAAGTTGACGATCTTATCCAGTTCATTTTAGAGAAGACTGTATTATTTCCTGAGCTTGGTCTTGATTATGTAGTTTACCTTACAGGTAAAGGTAACTTCAGACATGACATAGCCAAGTCGCACCCCTACAAGGGAAATAGAAAACACGTTGAGAAACCTAGACACTTGCAACATGCTAGAGATTACATGGAGAGCAAGTATAAAGCTACTGTAAGCCAAGGAGAAGAAGCCGATGATCTTATCGCAATGGAAGCCGCCAAACTAGACTACAAGGCTTGTGTAGCCTCTATAGACAAAGACATGCTACAGATACCATGTTGGCATTTCAACATCGTCAGAGGTGACTATCTAGAAGTAACCCCCTTCGGGGGAATTAAGTTTTTCTATACTCAGATACTAACAGGAGATAGAGCAGATAATATTGTAGGTCTGTTTCGTGTTGGTCCTGTCAAGGCTAAGAGAATGCTAGAAGATGCAGAGACAGAAGAAGATCTCTGGGATTGTGTAGTTAAGGCCTACGATGGAAATGAGGATAGAGTAATAGAAAACGCTAGGCTGTTATGGCTTAGAAGAGAAGAGGCAGAAATATGGCAACCACCAAGAGTAAGATCCGACAACAAGCTATAAAGAATGGTTATCGTTCTGGGCTTGAGGATGTCATATCAGAAGACCTCAAAGAGAGGGGTGTAGATTTTGGCTACGAGACTGTAAAGATAAAATGGCAGTTAATCGAAAGTAAGACCTACACCCCTGACTTTATATTACCTAATGGTATCATAATTGAGAGTAAAGGAAGGTTTGTTCCAGACGATAGAAAGAAGCACCTTAAAGTTAGAGAGCAGAACCCTGAGCTTGACATCAGGTTTGTTTTCAGTAACAGTAGGAATAAGATTCGTAAAGGGTCTAAGACTACATATGCTATGTGGTGCGAGAAGAATAACTTTCTATATGCAGATAAAAGGATACCCGACGAATGGATAAAGTAACATACAATATACATAGAGTAATCAATGGACCTTTTGAATGTGAGAAAGGTGACTGGTGGTTAACTTGTAGTGTGGAAGATGTAGAAGCTAAAGAGATGTTTGAAGACGACATACCTTTTATTAGCTTTGATGCCGCTTACAAGTTCCAGTCTCACTTCTTATCTACGATAGACCCTATAGTTATAACCATACCCTACGAAGGAAATGAATATGTCTAAGACAGCAGTTGTATTTAGTTGCGCTCATAGTGACCCGACTACAAGTAACGAAAGATTTGATTGGCTAGGAGAATTAATATATGACGTTAACCCCAATTATATCATTGACCTCGGTGATGGTGCTGATATGCGTTCTCTCAATAGTTTTGATACTCGCAGTCCTGAAGCTATTGTTAGTCAGAGCTATGAACAAGATATTGAACACTACAACGAATCTATGGATAGGCTCAGACACAAGCCCAGTCAAAGAAAGTACAAAAGACCTAGATGGATCGGCTTCGAAGGCAACCACGAAAACAGGATCAAGAAAGCACTTAAGAGCGACCCCAGACTTGAGGGAGACAAGTACGG